TAAGGGTATTGTAATAATTCTTCTATCCATATGCAAATAGAGCAACCACAACCTTTTTCTACATCCCAATCAAATTCACCTTCTTCAAGTGGAATCATCCATCTACCATTCTGAAAATCCGTAGCCATTGCAGGTACACCAAAATCAAGACTTCTTTTTTGATTAGCACCTGTTGTAAATGGTTCAATATTCATATCAACACCTTCTAGATCTTCTAACCAATCTATAATAGCTTGTTGATAAAAATTATTTTCTACAACAGCAGCTATAGGCTGTGTCTCATTATACATATCTATTAATTCTCTTGCTGTATCAGGAGAAGAATATTTACCTCTTCTTATTTCTATAGGGTATCTTCTCTTCTTTTCTTCATCAAAAGCCAAACAAAATAATACAGTATACTTAGCACTACTTTTTTGACCTATAGCCAAATCGACACCTATAAATTTTTCTTTATCATCATGATAAGGAATTTCACTTCTTGGAAAACAACAAGCTCGGATATGTTCTTTACTAAATGTCTTATCAAACTCAGACATCATCAATCCACGAAATGCAGGATTAAAGTAGTTTGCACCTCTAAATTTAAATTCTTCTATTAAAGCATCCTTTGGCCACCTTTCAGGCCATACAGGTGTAAATTTTTCATCTATAGCATACTTATAGGATTTAACTTTAGGTGTTTTTAATAACTTTGCAGTTAAATCATCTTTATGCCAAGGTGTTGCAACATATATAATTCTAGATTCAGGACCACTACGGATATCCATCCAATTACCAAAAAATGCATCTATTACTTGATGACGCATACTAGGGTTGAGTATAGCATTTTTAAAACTAACAACATCATCAAAGATGACCAAATCAGCTTTACCACCAGTAGCAGATGCTAATACACCACAAGCCTCTATAGATGAATCTTTACGAACTTGAGAACCTGCCAATCTAATTTTTGATGCTGACCATAATAAAGCACCTTTATCTGTTATATCTGGAAATATATCATGGTACTTACCACCCTCTTTAGTTATATGACCTTTAATTTCTGATAGTATCTTACATGATAAATCATCAGAATGGCTTATAATCTTTATTCTTAAATCTTTATTATTACCTAATTCCCATAAACATCTTTCTACTGAAATAGAAGTAGTCTTACGGTGGTCTTTAGGTGAAGTTATAACAACAAACCTGTTTTCTGTTATCTTATCATGCCATTCCTTGTGCATAGAAGATAAAGGAAACTCAAAGTCAGTAGCCATATATTGAGAAAATATAAAAGGGTCTTTTCTAGCAGCCTTTTTAATCTTCTCCAGGTTCAATAAGAGCAATTGCTCTTGTTGTTTCCTTAATTCGTTTTGATAGTTCGTCATCATCTAAACCTTGTACTTCTACACTAACTGTTTTTTCAGTTCTTACAGTAGGTTGTCCTAAAAGTAAACGTTTTTGCTCAGTAGTAAATCTTAGAGTACTTATTATTTCATTCCAAGTAGTAGGCTCTACTTCACCAGTATATATCTTTTCTGTTACTATATTTTCAAGTTCTCTCAACATACCTAAAGTTACTTCATCTTTTTCTAATATAGCAACATTTTCTGAAGTTTCTTTAAGCGTTAGTTTTGTTTTTAGTAAATTTTGTAGTTGAAATGTTTTATCTTCCCATTCATCTTCTTTCTTCCATATAGTAATTAATGATGGGGATACACCTAGTTCTTCAGCTACTTTACTTAAATTACCGTATTTACGATAAAGTTTAAACGCTTGTTTTCTCTTTTCTACCTGTTTTGGTCTACCCATATTAGCAAGAATGTACCATAAAATTAATTATGTGTCAACAAGTATTACCACATAGGAACATAAAAAAACCCTACAATGTTAACCATCTAACATTGTAGGGTTACGGAGGATACTTAAAACATGAGAATAAAAAGCGAAAGTAAAAATAAAATAAAAATATAAATTACTATGTACCCTCACTAAAAGACAAAAGAGTTACAGCTCTTCTGCCTTCGATACCACAATAAAAGAGACAACACGCGAATATATACAACCTATTTATTGTGGTGACCTACGTACTATAATAACTCTTAACTAAAGAGCCATCTTCAATCTGTTCTTTAAATTTCTCACCAAACTTAGCAAGCCTGTACTTCTCACCTTTATACTCGTAAAAACCTCCTTTATGGAATAATATCTTTTCTAACTTAACACCTAACATTATGGTGTCTTTAACACTATCAAACCCTTTAGAATATAAAACATCTACTTCAACAGGGCCTCTAGGCTGAGACATTTTATTCTTAACTACAGACAATCTACACTCCATACCGATAGGATCACCTTTTATAACATTTTTAGTGTATATAAACCCTTTATTATGTGTTTTAATCCTAACAGAAGAATAAAATTTAATAGAGTTACCATAAGGTGTTGTTTCAGGGTTGCCAAACATTACACCAATCTTCTCTCTTATTTGAGAAACTAATACTAATGAAACTTTACTATCCCATATTATCTTATTGATTTTTCTTAGTGCTTTAGATACTATTCTAGCTTCTTCACCTAATGCTTTTGTATCTTCTATTTTTTCTGATTCTAATTGAGCTTTACTAGGCAATACCGAAATTGAGTCTACAACTAAACATGCTTGTGTTTTATTAGCTTGTGCGAATTCACAAGCTGTAATTATTTTATCAAAAGCATCCTCAAGGTATTTTGAACTTAATAGTAAAAGTTTTGAATCATCTAAGCCTAAAGTAGAAGCCCAACCAGACAATAAAGAATTCTCTGTATCCAGCATTATAGCAAGACCATCATTTTTCTGACAACTAGCAAGAAGATTCGCAGCTAAAATAGATTTACCTGAACTCTGCCACCCGAATATCTCTGTTAATCTACCATAAGGTACACCGCCACCTAATGACCAATCTAAAGTTTTAGAACCAGTACTTAGAAAACCTAACTTATGTTCTGGTAATGGCTTATCTTTTAAAGTACAAGCATCTTTACCAAAACTAGCCAGTAAATCCTCAAATATGTTTTCATTTTTAACCATATATTCCTCTTACTTCCACCAAAATAAAGCTATCAAACCAATAGGAAAAACAAGTACTGAGATAGTAATAATTATTGCTCTCCTTAAAAACATAATACCCTCCTTTAACTAATTAAACTTTCTATCTCTTTAAGAAGATTTTCTTTTGAATTATCTTCACTATCTTCCTTATCTTCCTCTACAGTTACAGGTGCTTCTATGAGATTCTCTACCTCACTAACTACTGTTTCAGATTTAGTCCCATGAATATTATTAATAACAGCCTGTAATTCCAAAGGATCTCTAAAAGTTGCAATATCCTTATCCAAATCAAACATATTATCAATCCACTTATCTACTACAGCTTTATCAGAATGTAAAGGTGAAGTATTAGCAGCAGGTTTTAAGGTATACTTGGTATCTTCTTTAGTTGTACCTACTCTTTCTATAATCATATCTCTACCATTGTCAATATCTGTTATATCACCATAATCTTCATCATACAGGTAACTTAAAATATTTTCATATAGTAATATACCTGACCTCATTACTTGAACACCTTTATCTTCTTCACCTCTTACTACAATATTGTAATAAACACTCTTAGACGGATATAAACTAGAAGCTAATTCTTTGTTTCCTGCCAATTTAAGTTTATAAGCAAACTCACAAATAGGGCATTCCTTATTAATAACTTTTAAACAGTTATACATAGTATCATTTGGTGGAACTTTCCAATGCGATCTACATTCAAAAGCTATATCACCTGCCTCACTCCAAGGTGGCAATATCCTAATTCTAGTTGAACCTTGTGGTATCTTCCACATAGGTAAACCGCTTCTTTGTGATTCTTCTTCTAATCTCTGTTTAGATTGCTTTGCTCTTTCTTTATCCACTTTAAAAACTTTTCTAGACATCTTTATTTCCCTCCTTAGATAATAAACTACCACAAATAAATTAAAAACAGTGTTACAGCAACATATGTCATAATCATACTATACTCTCCTTTCCTTTATTATGTGTTTTCTGTAACATCAGAATCTACTTTACGATTAAAACCTATACTCTTTAGCATATCTTTCTTCATTACAACTGCATCTCTGTTACCTTTATAAAGTTCCCATTTGCGTACACTGTCTACATACTCTTTTTTATGTTTAATTACAGCTGGACTAATATTCACAATTTCTTTACACTTATTATCAGTATTACCATTCTCACTCTTTGCATCTAAAAATACTTGTGAAGATATTCTTTTTAATTCATCTTTAGCTGTTAAATGTTCTGCGTATGATTCTGCTGTTAATCTTGAAAATATATAAAATGATTTAACTACCTTAATATATTCAGTAATACCCATTAAAATAGAACCTTTAAAACTATACC